TTCTTTCAATGGCCCGTTGTCAAAGCTATTAAAGCGCTGATTGATAGTGTCAGACAGTTCTCTCTTGACTTCTTCAGCTCTGGCTTTGGTCAGTTCTACTTGATCGTTAAAGTCTTTTTTGATTTTGTCGACCTTTTGGTCAAAATCTTTATCTGCTGCTTCAATCTGCGCTTGGATTTTTGCTTCAACGCCATCTTGTTGCTTTATCTGCTTGGTAATCGTTCCCTCGTAAGAATACTGAGTATCATTTCCAGCTTTACTATCTGCGCTGATACGACCTCTCAGACCACCTTTAAAGATAAAGCTCTGACTTAAGACAGGAACTTTAAAAGTCTCTTTCTTGTTGGTCTGAATGGTTACCCACTGCCCAACCTCAAGTAACAAATGTCCTTGGTAGTTGAGATTATACGGATAGTAAGTTAGGTTTTTCAGTTTGTAATACAAGTCATTTAAAGCGCTCTGAGTCATAAAGACATTGTCCAGTTCCAAAGACCGACCTGTCTTCATACCGACTGTCAGAGACTTCTTGTCCGTCTTACAAGTGATACCAGCTATCTGATACTCAATCTCACTCTTGGTCAAGCCATGCAAGAAGTAACTGTCAGCGTTGATCGTGATATTGGACTCAGTCAAATCACGGATTTCCATCTTGCCTTCTCTGTTGAAGAAACAAGACATCCCAATCATCTGAGTCATAGCGCTCAGCATATCCCTAAAGGAAAGTTTCTTGCCCTCAGGAACTTGCTCAATATGATAACGCATCACGCTGATTCCGAAATAGTCATTCGCTAACTCAATGCCTGTTTTCAGGCAGATTTCCTGAATAACCTCTCGTACTTCAGCTGGGAAATGCAAGTCCGTCACGTACTCACGATTGAGCTTAAACATACCGTCCATAAGTTCAAGCGTGGTAGTGTTTCGGTTTCGGTCAATCTCAATATCGTTGATGAAGTATTCCCCCATCTTGACCCACTGGTAGGTATCCCCAACCAGTAGACCAATCTCAGGGCGCAGGGTATCCAGCTTATTGAACGTGGTAATGATACTGGTAAAGGTAATTTTACCGCTACCAGCGCAGGTTCCACCAGGCTTATAAGTATCGCCCTTGATGTAGCCATACTCAAAACTAGCCTCTTTGATATCCCGTGAAGTATAATCACCAACACGAATAGCCAGCGTCCTTTCCTTGGCAAACATGGCTCTGTCAAATTGTCGTCTAGTTAAAGCGTCCATTTTCTTACCTCTCTACCAGATTAAATTTAGCGCCAGACCAAGGTTTAAATTTCTCAGTAAAGGTGTAGCTAGGAGCTGTCCTATCACCGACATAGAAAGTCTTTGTGACTTGGCCATCCATGGGGTCTGGATAAGATACCTCAAAAAATTCAGATGATACAGCATGTAAAAGCTGACTTAATTCTCCCTGAGTCATCATACCCCATTCACAGTCTAGTTTGCGTTTGGTCGTGATACGGTCACGCATCATGTCGCCATTGGCATTACGCCCTGTCTCTCCATCGATATCTTGAATACCGACTTGAAAATATTTGGGAGGCTTCACAGCCACCCCATTGATTGTCAATTGTGCCATTTAACCTCCTAAATCTTGAGCAAGGTTTGACCTGCTCGTTCATGTTCCTTGTTTATTTCTTGGATGGCTACCCGTCCGAACTCATGGCCTGCGATTTGGATAACGATGTCGCCGTCGCCAGAGAATCCACCTTGTGGACTAACACCAGCCATGGCATTTACTACCGCACTGCTGACTACTCGTCCAAGTGTTTGGATAAATCCTGTATTTTCAAGTGGTACGACCGCCTCTTTACCAGCTTCACCAATCATGGCGATTGTTGGACTATCGACGATACCACCACGGGCAAGACGAGGGAGGCTAACTGTGCTTACACTACCAACCCATCCTAGACCAGGTAAGTTTCTGACAACGCCTAAAACTCCATTAATCATTCCGATGAAGCCATTGACTACATTTTCAATCGTTCCAAGAACCGCATTAACCGCACTCTTAAACGCTCCACCTACTGCCTCTCCGACCATCTGACCAGCATTTACGAAGATACTTTTAACAGTATCCCAAACGCCTTTAAAGAAGTCGCCAATAGAACTAAAAGCATCTTTTACTGCGTTGTAAGCATTAGTGAACATCTCACCAAACCAGTTTGAAACACTGGATAACGCATTAGTCACATCTGCCCATCTCTCGCCAAACCATGAACCTAGTTTGCTAAAGATGTTTGTTAAGCCAGTCCATGCTTTTTGGAACATATTCGTAAACCATGCCCCGATATTAGCTAAAGCACTAGTCACATCCGCCCAACGTTGTCCGAACCATGAGCCTAGATTACTGAAGATGTTAACGATAGCATCCCACGCACCTTGGAACTTTTCTCCAAACCAAGAGCCGACACCAGAAAAGATAGCTACAATTGCGTCCCAAATGCTTTTGAATATTGCGACAACAACGTCCCAAAGCAGTTTCAATACACCAGATACAAGATCAATAATGCCACTAAAGACGCTAACTACTATATCTTTTAATCCGCCAAATATACTCAAAAATCCTTCTTTGATTTTTTCGCCATCTCCAGTTAAAAGTCCTGTAAGTACATCAAATACCCCTTTGATGATATCAGCAATACCACCAATCACATCAGAGATAGTGTTAAATAAAACACGCCAAACTTCTCTTATGTATTCAATTGCAGGAGCTAGTACAACCGTTAACTTTTCTACAATAAAGGAAATGACTGGGCCGAAAACTTCATTTATCGCTTTAGAAAAGTCGGCAAAACTTCCAATCATGCCACCTATTTTTTCTAAAGCTGGTTCAATATGGTTTTTGATTGTATCGGCGAAACCGTGACCTATCTTTTCAAGGACAGGTTGGATATTATCATTCCATCCATTAACAAAAGCACCAACTACATCTGACATCAAGGCGGAACTTGATTCAAACAAAGGTTTTATATGCTCATCGTATACTTGATTAACACTTTCAAAAAGTTTCTTCATTGAGCTTGATAAAGCTTGAGCAATAGGCTCTACAGCTTTAAAAAGACCCGTAAACATTTCTGTTATGCCAGCCTGATTTTCGGTGATAGTTTCTTCAATAGCTCCGATTATATCCCTTGTGTATTTAGCGGTTATCTCTTTCACGCCCATAAAAGCGTATGTGAAAGCACTGAATAGGCCTGCGCCCATATTTGTAGCTAGTTCACTTGTAATTGAATCGTAGAAAATTTGTCCGATACTCTGGGCAATATTTCCGACGATTTCGACGATTTCCCCACCAATATCAAACATACGAATTAACCATGCTTTGATATCTAGTTTCGTTTCATTAAGTGATTTATTCAGACTTTCAGCGATAAAGACAGCAATACCCATGATTACGTTAGCGAGAGCGCCCGTCGTTTGTCCTAAAGCAAAAGCTAGCTTTTCTCCAAACCTTGCAGCTGCTTGCAATACAGTACCATCTTCAAAGATATCTTTAATAGATTTCCAAATGCCTTGTAGTGCATTCTTTAATCTTTCAATACTATCCCATCTAAAGGATAGAGAAAAACCTTTTTTAAATAAATCCCAGAGTTTTTTTAGATAATCAAACAACCCTTTCAGCTTATCCCCAAGGCCATCGAAAATGCTCTTGAATTGGTTGTCCATGTCGGTCAACTCGACTTCTGGCAAGATGTCTTTGAAAGGTCCGCCACCGCCTCCCTTTCCTTTACCACCTTTGCCACCGCCTCCAGAACCGCCTGCATCGTCGTCTTTTGGTTTTTGCAAGATGTTAATCTCATCAAATCCCAAAAGACCTAGCAACTCTTTAGCAGCTTTCTTAGCGTTTTTGGCTGAGTCTCCAAGATTGTCAGCAAGTCCTCCTGCTGAATCTCCAGCGTCGTCTACTGCGTCAGCAAGGTCTCCTGCTCCGCCTGCAGCGTCTTTCATGGCGTTACCCATGTCTCCAACTGCTCCACCAACACCATCTTTCACTGTTGCTTTCTTGTTGAACATCAAAGCGATAAACTCAGCGAGTTTAGCCGTCACGTTCTTCAAAACCATAGCAAAAGAGTTCAAGACAGGCATAATGGCATTGATAATCGGTAACATAGAGTTACCAAGGTTCAATGCTGCGTCCTTCATTAGCGACTTAAACAGGCTGATACGACCATTTACAGAATTAGACAAGGTATTCCCATACTTGGCTGTAGCCTGTTCCAGAATAGCCATAAGGCGGATTTGTTGCTGGGTTTGAAAGTCGAGTTGGTCCCAACTTTGACCATTTGAGAAACGTTTAAAAGCTTCAGTGGACTTAATCATAGCCACATTGACGTTGATTCCTAGGTCCTCAATTGCTTCGGTGTTCCCTAGTAGACCTGAGCGAATCCGCTCCATAACGTCTGTAATCGTGCGCCCTGAACCTTCAGCAACCACTGCCGATGTCTGCAACATCTTAGCGGTATAGGCGCTTAGCTTATTGGTATCTTTGATAAATCCAGAAAACAGGTTGGAGTAAACCGCACCGTACCTGGCCGCTTCACCTACACCCATATTCATTGCATTTGCGTTATCGTTAACCCATTTTAAGAAAGATTGCGAACTCTCGCCCATCTGACGCTTGATTTGGTTCATCGAAGCCGCTACTTCAAGAGCCGTCTGCGTTGAATACATACCGACATCCAGCAATTTCTTACCAAGGATTGCAAAACCAGCGAACTTAGCTAGCTTGCCAACCGCACTACCGATAGAGTTCGACTGTTCACGAACTTTAGCAGTGGCATTTTTCGCTTGGTCAGATGTTCCTTTGACCTGATTCTCGACTTCTTTCATCTTCTTCCTGAAAGGCGCTATCTCAGCGTCAATCATGACCTTCAATTCATCAAGAGTTGCCATTTACTTCCTCCTTCCTTTTTCGATTGTGTCTCTCTGCAAAATCACGCATCCGTTCCTTATGCAACAAAAGCGCTTGTCTCTGTCGTTCCTGTTCTACTGCTTGTTGTTCTTCTACAAACAACTCAGGCGCATATTCCCAAAGCTCAACAATCTTAGCGTCATTGGACAGTAATAAGGAAACATGATTAGTTATCATTCGCGAAAGTATGTACGAGTCAATAATCTTTTCTTTACGCTCTTGGATTTTGACACGGTTGTAGCTTTCTATCATTTCCCTGATTTCAAGCACCGTCAAATCCCAAAAATCAAGAGGCTTGCCCCCGATGTCCAAAAACATAGGATAAAGCCTCTCAATAATCTGAGTTACCGTTAAGATTACTTGACTACTGTCATTTTCTTCTTGGAAGTTTTCTTGTCCTTGCTTCCTCGTGGAGTAAAACCCGATACTTCAAAGAGTGGCATCAACACCTCTGTCATGAAGGTTGTTTGGTCTCCACCATTGTCCACGTATTCATCGTATAAATCATAGACATCCTCAAGAGAATACCCATTCTCATACTTTTGCAATGCTCCGTGAATCAAAAGCAATACAACTTTCAAAGGAGGTAGAGGAAATTCCTCTCCAGCCTCAGGCATGAAGATTTTCAGTAAGTTCATACCGATTTTTTCTTCAACTTTTGCTGCTTGATGAGATGAAAGTCGTAGTTTTAACTCTTTCTCATCGCTAATCTTCCAAATTGAGTAAGGTAACGCCATTTAATTAACCTCCAAGACCGTCTGTAAATTCCAACTCTGACTGCAACGCAATTTTAAGGGTGAACTCGATAACGGCATTGACACCGCCACCGCCTAACTTAACAGATACTTGACCTTCAAATTTAACCTTAGTCCCGTCTGGATATGTTTGCTCAAAGTAGAGTTTTTTCTTGTCATCCGCTGCCTTACGCAATACACGATAAGGAGCAGTTGCGCTTGAATTATTATAAGAGAACTTGTACTCAAGTTCTCCTACGTCCCCAATACCAAACTCGTACTTCTTAACTTTATCTTCAAGAGTAGTATTTTCTACTTTTTCGAGTTCAATACCAAACTCTGGCACTTCTTTCAATCCAACAAGTTTAGTATAGCTATCTTTTGTTTCGCCATAAGAAAGCGTAATTCCATTTGCTAACATGTTTAATTCTCCATTCTAAATTGGAAAACAAGCTCTGAGTGTAAGTCGACGATACCTTCAAAACGCATGACCTTATGTCTCAAATGAGACGGGTCTGGAACGTCTTGGCAGTCGGTTCTTCGCAAACCTAAAGACTCAAAAATCTGATTGATTTTAACAGCTAACTCACTAGTGCTGGTATCATCAAAAATATCCACCTTGTAGCGGATAGATGATTTTTGTTCCTGGTCATCAAACCAATCACCCGGCTTGTTTTGTTCTTCTAAAAAAATAACGACTGGGAAAGTCTCCCAATCGCTAGGATAAGTATCGGTCACATTATCTGCGACCTTTTGCAATTCTTTATAAATAACAGGCTTGATATTAATCATTTTATTTGTTCTCTTATCTTTCTACGGACATAATTCGAAATATTCTTAGACACACGCTCTTGATTGTCTCTCAAAGCTGGATAAAGATAAGGCTGGGCAGGTTGACCATACATCTTGTAGAACTCCCCAATCTTTTGAAAGTGGTACGGTCCTACATTTATTTGGTCTTCATGCACATACCAAGGATTAGACTTGTAAGTCACGCTGACTTCTGGAGAGATACCAGAATGGCTAGCCTGCCCTTTTGGTCCTGTTCCGAATTCAACGTAAGGAGCATATTTTAGATTAGTGTAAACTTCACCTATAGCCCTATCTCCGTCCATTTTTGCTCTGGTTTTGATACTAGTTATAAGTTCTCCATCATTCACTGGTACGAGTCTTCTTGCATCAGCTTGGACAACCTTTATAGTAGCATTGTGCACCGCACGTAAGACGATATCCTCGCCAGTTTTTTTACTAGCTAACCGTCTACATTTAGCTATAAGCCTATCTGCCCCTAGTAGCCCTGACACGCTCTAACTCCAAAACTTGATGATGTGTGTAGACCTTTTTAGAAATAACCCTATGAGTCACTTCCGTCTGACTATCGATACACACACCATCTTTTACTTTGATAGTAGCTGACTTGTTGGCATTTGCGCTCAAAATATCATTGACACGCTCGCCATACAATTCAGATTGTAGCTTGCTACTAGCTGGCCACAATTCAAGGCGGACTGTCTCAGCTTCCTTGGCATACCCTTCTTTCGCGACACCTTCCTCAGTGACAGTCTTTTCAAACCGTCGCATTGGATAAGGTTTCAGTCTACTCTGCTTCAAAAACATGACCTGCCACCCTTGCTAGCCTGTGCATGCGTATTCGCTGTAGAAGACCCGTAGACAGGCCATTTTCTCCGTAGACTACTGCTATACCACCTTCGGTTCTAGAACGCTCTCCTTCCGCTCCTGAGCGGTTGTGGAGCTCGATAGCAACCTCAGGTATCAAAAGACTTAAAGCAGGTGTCAAAGATGTGCGATTAGTCTCTGACAAGATAAGATTTGTAGCTCTTGTTTGGAGCAACATGAGAAGCTGAGTATCTTCTTCGCCTGTTAATTTCTTCAGCAACTCTATAGACATATCAATCCTCTTCTAAGAACTCAGGTTCAGGGAGGATTTTCTCAAGAACATCTGAGATAGCGACACCGTTGCTGGCAATATTGTCAGCCAGCTCAGCATAGCGCTCCTCAGTAATCTCAAGTTCCTCTCCTGCCAGTCGTTTCACATTTGATTCCCAATCATAGAAATCTTGTTTGATTTTAAATTTCATAACTAAGACCTATTTCTTACCAGTTTTTTCTTTCCAGTTAGCTGAGTCAGAGCCTGGTGCATTGGTTGAGCTAGTGATGTCTTTGATAGCAACATAGACTTTATCTTCATGCGTTACTGTATCACCTTCTTTATAGGCTGTTCCAGTCTTCCACGCTTTAGCACGGTTCACTGTCTTGCCTTGGGCTGATTTTTTAGCAGCAGGCTTAGAATCTGCAATTGTGATGATGTATTTCTTGAAGTGTTCAAGCACAAATGCACCAGTGTAAAGTAATTGCTCTACCAATTCACCAAATCGACCTGGAATGTTATCGTTGTACTTAGTATTGTCTACTTGTACTGGAGATGTAACAACACCTGGAGCAGTAGCAAGGGCATTAACACCTTTCAGGAATTTAGAAGGAACTTTATAGACTGTGTAATCATCCAATTCACCAACATATCCTTTTCCAAGGACTTTCTTATCTGCGTCACCATGTGGTAGACGAACGATTTCAGACTTGATCGCTTTGTAGAATTTAGGTGTTACAAAAAGCAAGCGCTCTTTTGTAATTCCAAGCTCATCAAGTTTCTCAGAAACATCAAGAATTGCGTTGTATGCGTTGTTTGCTCCTGCTTCTTTGCCCATAGTAACGTTGTCACTTACGTTTCCAAGTGCTGCACCAAAACGTAGTTCATCAAGATATGGAGCGACTACTTCTGCAGCCTGACGGGCAATAACATAATTGATATTCACTTGACCATTAGAGTCACGTTCGTCCAATTGATCTACGAAACGACCCCAGTATTTTTCTTCATCAAGGGTATAAACCTTTTCTTCAACTTCAACGTGATCAAATTCGTTGTCTTTGTTACGTTTGTAGTCTTTCAACTCTGTTGTGTTACCAGTTGCTACTGTAAAAGAGCGACCTTGCAAGGTTACTGCATCGCTTGATGTCACAAGTGGTGTTGAATATGAATTTACTGCAAGTACATCCTCAATAATCCCAAGATGTTTCTTGCGTGATTCTGCTGTGTTTAATTCTTCAAATGCCATTTATTTTTCCTCTTTTCTTTTATTACAAGAAGTCTTTACGCCATTTTTCCGTGACTTCTTGCTGGACTGTTTGTGCATTTTTGATAGGTGCACTACCTTTCATACGTTCAGAGACTCCCTTCTGAACTGACTCTTCCCATGCTTTTTGGATAGAGGTGATAGATTCAGATACCGTCTCTGCGTTTGTCAAATCGACTACATTTACTAACTCAACAGGTAAGTCACGTTCACTTAGCATTGCTTTAGCCTCTGCGGTCAATTCCTTACGAGCAATAGCCTTTTCACGGTCAGCTAGTTCTTGCTCACGCTGATCCAACTGATATTTCTGTTTTTCATCAGCGTTCATCTTAGCAAGCTTCTTAGCTTCGTTTTCCTTGGCTTCTTGCTCAGCTTCCCATTTAGAGCGCTCGGCAGATAGCATCTTACCGATTTCAGCACGAGTGAAAGTTCGTTCGTGCTTTTCTTCCTGCACTGTATCAACATTTTCTTGAGTGTCGACAGTCTCAGTTGATTCAGTAGATACAGTTGCATTGATTTCTTCTGACATAATTGTCCTCCAGCGATTACGTCGCCACTCGATAGTCTCGCTTTACGTCCGGCGACGGAACAGCACAGCTTTTATTGTCATCGGTACAGTTTGGACAATATAAAAACCGTACGGGATTCCATACGGTTAGGGCATAAGAAAACCGCCTCGATTTCGATGCGGTTTATAGCAATTTATAGCAGTCTATTCCTGCAAGTCAAGATGTTGGATCACCTCCTAATCTTTAATGGCACGATTTGAAACTTTGGCGTAAACATCCACATAAGTCTCTTTCTTGTCTCCGTTATGCGTGATTTCTGCATAATTTCCACAAGGTTCGCTTGATGTAATTGCGTTCGTACTAACAAGAGCTTTCCAGTTTTGCAGGGTCTTGCTAAACCAAACTACAAAGCAGTCTTCTGCTTTGATTTCACGACCTGATAAGCGTGAAAATTCTTGCGATGCCAATTGTTTTGCTTTTTCTAACATTTTATTCCTCCGTTTTTTCGTATGTTTCTGCAAAAATATCCGGCTTGCATGGATAATATTCTCCTTGCACGCCTTTGATAATGTAGTCACCTTCTGTTGCAACCATCAATCCTTCAAGCGTTTCGATTTTTAAAAGAGGATTTTTTAAGTCTGCGTAATCAATCCGTACTGGATCTAATCCAAAATCGCATAGCTCATCTATAGATTCTTCTGTATCTAAAAACTGCACGGCTTCAACTACTACTGGCTTTTTACGATATTTCATTTCTCGCTCCTTTCTAAACATAAGAAAAGCACTTAGATTTCTCTAGGTGCTTAAGTAATAAATTGCATTTTTATATTTTTTAACACGCTCGTAGTCTGTATTGGTAACAGATTTCAAACGTGATAAATCTGAGTTATGTTTCAAATCTGCAAGTTTTACAACTCTTGCTAAATTATTTGATTTTACTTTCCCAAGATATTCTTGATAACTTTGACCTTTTTTCTTTGTCAAAATTTGTACCGCTGTAACAACTTCATTTGACAAGCCAGACGCGAATAAATCGGCAGCAGTTATATCGCTATCCTCAATCACATCATGTAAAAGAGCGACAGCTTTTTCTTGTTCAGTGTTGACTTGACTGGCCACATAGAGAGGATGCTGTATGTAATCAACACCCGCTTTATCTACCTGCCCTGCATGTGCTTTTTTAGCGATAGCCAAGGCAATATCAATCATGCCGCTACCATCCTGTCAATATAAGTAAATGCATCATTTTCTGAAATTTCTTCAAAATCCGTAAAGTCATTAAAAAAGATTTTATTAAACCAATCCATGCTATTAACCCACTTTTTTTCAATGTCAAAAACTTGCATGACACCATCAATCAAACGAAGTACTTGAGCATTGTTCGTCGTTGTGCGGTAGTATTTAATATCTTTCATATCACTTCACCCTCTCTATATTTTTAGGAATCTCAAGCCCATTGCTTAAATCAAGCATTTCCTTAAATAATTTCATGCGTTCTAGATCAGATGTATTCGTATCACGATACTTCTCATAGAGTTCATGTAATGAACCATTTTTTAAGTCGAAACTTTCCTGAGTATGATACTGCATTTCAAAGTTGATACCATCTTTTTCAACGACTGTATTCACACCTTTGTATGGTCCATCTACTAGCCAAGTGTTTTTTACTTTTACAATTTTATAACCTTCTGCGATAAGCTTCTGTTTCATCTTCAAATACTCTTCTGTAAAAGTATCGGAATCGAAAATAGTTGTGTACCTTAAGGCGTCATTAATCTTACTCACGGCTTTTGACAAACTTATATTTTCAACTAGGCTATCTGCAATAATTTTACGTGATAATGACTCAACTGTTTTCTTCCTAAATTCAAGACCTGCCAATTTGTTTTCTCCTGCGATACGTTGCATATCACTTGTAATTTTTGGCTCAACTCCTGAAATTTTGGACAATAGTTGTTCGCTATAAAATTTCGCCTTGGCTTCTCTTGTATCTTGATTATACACCTTTCCCCCGTCTTTCGCAACATACTTGCTATACCACTCTTTATAAGTCATATCGGCAGGCACGTACTCAACTTTACCTGTCTCTGGATTCCTTGCTCTGCGCTTCAACTTGCTGTAATCTGCGTCCTCATCGTATCCGACAGTAGTAGACCTACACCAAGGGTGCATAGGCGGACAATTGACACCAGGGACAGCCTTATCCCTATCATAGACCTGATTGTCATGCTCCTGACAAATGCGTGATGTACGCTTGTCTAAGACGGCCACAAAGATATACTTCTCTATATCCGCTTCCTCATAGTTGAGTAGCTCCATTTGGTTATGAAAAAAGGCTGATTCTGTCCGAACCAAACGCCTTGCATCGTTCTGCCCCACATTGAACCGCTCAGCAATTGCTTGTGCAGTTTCTCGTGTATCTCGGCCTGTCATAAGGCTTATGAGTAATTCATCTTTTATGCTTGATGTAAGCTTCCCTGTATTCTTCCAGATGTTTGTTGAGTACGTACTTCCATCTCCTACCCAACTGAAAGACTGTAGCTGTTTTATCTCGCTATCAGGAAGCCCAGAAAAGCCATATGCTAACCCTGTCTGCTGCTGCAGGTCAAAGGTAGCCTTGTAGTAACTATCCTTCATCAGGTCGCTATAAAAGGCGTCTGAGCCTGTCTTTTCTGAATGATAGATAGATTCACGCATACGGTCTAAATCATCACTCAAACGTTCTAGACGCTTCATACGGAAAGAATAAGCCGGACTATCTAAGTCAGCCAGTAGTCTTTGAATATTTGGATCATTCGGTCTTGCTTCAAGCACCTTACGAAGTTCATTCAGATTTTTCTTGTCTTTCATGTTCTTTAAGACTTGTCTAGCATCTACCTGACTTAGACCATAATCACGTTGGAACTTATCGAAAATCTTATTGATTTCCTTATCCAAGTAAGTCTTAGCTTCTTGATAGACCTTATCGAACTTGTCTGCCTGCTTTTCGGCCTTGTCCATCTGCTGGTAAATCAGATTGGCTTTCCTCTTCGCCCAATACTCCTGATTCTTCATCCTCTACCTCGTCTTCGGGTTTCGTGTTGTCTTGGTTAAACATCGGCATGTCTTCCATGTTCTTCTTTTTCTCTTCTTCCAAGGCTTCCAATTCAGCATCAGGGTCTTCCACAAACGGCAAGAGAGAAATAAGCTGCCTATTGGTCACTTTGCCTTCCAAGTTGTTCACAATCTGAGAGATTTCTAATAAGTTCTTAGGCAAACCACGACTGAATTGCGGAACGATTGAATGAGACTCTAGTGCAATCTGTTTCATACCCAAGTAATGAGCAAAAATCGCAATACGCTGACGCAATCCTCGCTTATAGTTCGCTTCCTTGGTCTTAGTAATCATCTCAAGGCCCATCAGCTTAAATTCCATGGCTACGCCTGATGTATTCCCTGCGAAATTCTCATCAGTCAAATTAGGCACATGGCTAAATGTGTAGATGTCCTCTTTAAGAGCTGTACGCAAGATTTCAGTAGCACTTTCGTCCAGCGTATTCTTCAAGAACTCAGCCCTTGCACTATCGCCCGGCAATTCCAAAAGACCTTCTTCAGAAAGAATCTTCATTGCTACCTTAGCGTCTTCTGGAGTGTCTGCTAACTGCGTGCCATACAAGACAAGTATAGACTCTACAGCCTGTTCCTTATCATTGACACGATTCCCCATCAAGGAATTATAAGCGTCTATCAAGCTAATTTGTTGCTCATAGTCACCAATTGCAAAGTGATTGTTGCGATATTCGATAATTGGGATTTGACCAAGGTTGTGAGGTGTTGCCTCCTCGCTCTGAATTGTTCCTGAATCTGTACTTCTCAGCACCATGTGATAGTGCAGATTTTCGGTAAAGACCTCAGCCTGGTGCTTGGTAGTGTCTTTCGTATCGTCTTTTACTTCATAGTAATAGACCGCAAACAAAGGCTTCCGCTCAATACTATCATCGTAGACCATGAAAGTATTCTCCGGATCAATACTAGTTGAATCCAACTCAGCCATACCCTCTTTAGCATAGATGTACTCGTAAGCACGACCATAGATAGCCATATTCAAAGCATTCTGAGCATCTACTTGGTCAATCTCAGCACCATCAAAGGCTGTAAGTAGTTCATCGATATCACCGTCAGCAGTATTGTTATACTTGATAGGATTGCCCATAAAATAGCCCGTAGCCGTGTCTGCGATATCCTTGGCATGATTGGCTACCGTCTTGTAATTCGGTGCGTTCACGTTGCGTCTCGTGTGTTTTAAGATAGCATGCTCACCCAAATAGTAGCTTTTAAGCTTCTTCAAATGCGAGCCTTCAGTGCTATGTATCGTTATCAATTTGTAAATCAGGTCTTTCTTCAAAGAACCCTCATCATATCCATCCCGTGGATAGGTTAAATATTGGTACATGTCTTTCCTCTCTATAGACCATAATCAGAACGTCTGCGGACGGTTGCTTTCCCACCTTCGATACATTGAAGGCTGTAACGCAAAGCGTCCATCAAGTGGTTGTTTTTATCCTCTGGTTTATTCAACCAGTTGCCTTCTTTATCTCGCTGGTAGCAGTAACTATAAAATTCATCCATGATGTTTTTACAATCTGGATGCACATAAATAGTGTATCCTTGCAATTTTGATACGCCTGCCATAATACTATCCTTACCTTTCCGACTCTCTTTTATTCTAGATATGCCATGTTCTGACCTGAGCTCTTCAATCAGCCGTGACTCTGCGCTATCAGCAATGATTTGTGAGCGATGATAACCTTTGTCTTTTATCATCTTCGCAACTTCTTTGGTTATCAATCCGACTTTATACGCCTCATCAAAGACATAAATCTCTTTCGTCGTGTCATTTATCAACGAACAACACAAAGCGGTTGGATCGTGAGTAAAACCAAAGTCAAGACCGATACATAACTTATTAGCTGAATCTCGTAGCAATTCATCCTTATCGAAATCCTTGACGGTCACGTTCTCATAGATTAAACCTTCAGCAACTCCCCATTCACCATCACAAACGATTCTAGCACGTCTGGGGTTCGTATGATACAAATCCTCATAGCGTTTGATATCGACTCCATCAAGCCACTCATTGCATTTGTAAGTGGTTGTAGTAGCGAATGTATCAGCTCGGCTAGTCTCTTCATCAAAGAACACACGTTTGAGCCAGTGCCTCTCATTCCACGGGTTAAATGTGACTGTGATTTGTTTAAAGAAATCAGGTACATCTAAGCTACCACGGATTGACTCAACTACTGTACTGAACTTGTCTTCAGTCTCAATTTGATATGCTTCCTCAAACCATGCCCAACAAAGACTGCCGACATCGACCGTGATAGATGTGATTTTGAGTTCATCATCCAAACCACGGAATAGGATTTTTTGACCAGTCGCTTTTATGGTTATTTCAGGCAAAGATTCATTGAATTTAAACAAATGAGTCACACCCAACACATTACACGCCCATTTAAAATCCGTATAAGTTGATTGCTTGTTGGTATTCGAGTATCTACGAATAACAAGCAAGTTGGCCCAGGGATACTTCAAAAGACGGATAACATAATTCAAAGCGGTTGTCTTGGACTTCTTCGAACCACGGGAACCTTTTACAACACGATAAAGATTTCTTGAGCGCCAGAACTGTCCGTACCCAGCTCCTACTGTCTTAGGTAGGTCGATTACAATATCACTTTGTTTAATCTGGTATGTCTGACTCATTTGCAAACACCACCGTTCCAGAAACGTCTGCCTCTACTTTGTCTGTCCACATCTTATGTCGTTTACCTAACAATTCAAGAGCTTTATTCCTATCGCTGTTCTTTGTTGGGTATTCGACAAGTTGAGGGATTTCATTGTAGACTTTTACAGACTTACCAGTCACGGGATCAGTCATCAACTCAGCTACTTTTGTTGTGACTACTATTGTTTCTTTCGCTTGTCCCGACGCAATTTCTGATAGCATCACAAGTATTTGTTTTTGAGTTAAGATTTTTTCATCTTGCAACTCCTCCATTCGATTTTTGATGTAATCAGAAATTCCGACATTATCCAACAATTCAGAAGATCTTGCTTTGGCATATTTCTCACTATATCCTGCTCTTAAAGCTGATTGATAAGCATTACCTGAGATGATGTACTCATCTGCAAAACGCCTTTGTCTTTCATTCAATTTTCCATCACCACCTTTCGAATAATCAAAAAAAGCCACACGATGTGCGACCTTCCTGCAAGGCGACTACTACCTTGCGTGCGTATTAAATTTTGACTTCATTTTTATTTTTTGTAGTCTTTACAACCTCTGAGGGAATCAAACCCTCTAGCTTATAACTTATCCGGAATATAATTAGCTACGCAATCATGCAAGGTTCAGTCGCTACTGCAACCATTTTTAAGTTAATGAGTGATATATGAATGCTAAGCCTGTTGCCTACCCCATTATGGGACACAAACACTCAAAGGAGAGGGGAGGACTTGAACCTCCAAGGCCATTACAGCCCCCTGACATTACAGGTAACCATCTACCAATTCTGAGACCTCTCTTTTCAATTCTTGATACTACCATTCTAACAGATTTTTAGAACCGTGCTGTTCCAAAAAGTCCCATAAGCTCACTATGAGGTTAGATAACTTCTTCCAAAGCTAAGACCGCCTCATTTTTTAACCTGTAGTAGGTTGTACGACTCATATTCAAATCATAACAAACGCTATCAGCGGTGCCTTTGTTGATGTAAGTCATTCTTAATACTGCCCTGTACTTTGGATTTTTAAGCCTATTGATCATTCTACCTAATTCAAGTTTTCTGTTAATGACCTCTTTAGTATCCTGCTCTATAGCCTCTTTCATCACTACCAACTGAGTATAGACATCATCAACTTTTCTAGTCTGTCCACCTTGGACTTTAACCTCGGACCATTTAGGGCTTGAGAGCAAACCTGCCTCAAGCTCGTTAATTTCGTCTATACGGCTTTGGATGTCCATGTCCAGATCCTGCAACTCTTTCAAGAGCTCTTTAGCCTTGTTCACTCTCTGTCTCCTTTGTGATATAATAGTCTTTGCGAGAACTATTAGCTGAGGCAGAGAGTGTCTTGGCTTTTTTTAATGCTTAAATTCGTTGACCAGGTCCCGGATAAAGAACTTCCAATCAGATTCTCTAAACGTCAAGAAACGATCTGTAGTAAAATTTCTAAGTCTTTTATAGAAAAGCATCTTTAGTTGGATTGACTCACCAACACTCAGTAAAATACCGGGGAAGCGATGTACTGAATGCACTCTATTTCCGTATCCAGAAATATCTAAATGTATTAACGTTTCTGGATATATGCGCCCCATACTAGCTTCAACTCCGAACTCAACCTTAACTTCTTCTACAATTGGAACTTCGTCAAAAATTGGTCGTGCAGAAAATATTGGCGACGGCGTTTCTTGTTTTTTTCTTCTTCCTGAATATGGATATTTACAAGGTCTCATTTGCGTCCTCCAAACTCCTTATTTTCATAGATGTTGCCGATGATTTCATTTTCTTCAATTTCAGTCCATAAACATACTGCGTCACTGCCCGTATCAATTACCCAAGAACCCTCAAGCTGCTTAACAATCCCTATAAATTCCTTGTCATACTCATAGAAACCGCCAATTTCGTCAGCTCTACCCAAAAATCTAGTAGTTCGTACAATATCGCCTTCAAAGATTTCCTTGCCGTTCTTGTCTTTGAGTCCTGTTGATTGCATGAGTTCGATTTCGTCAAAATCATAACAATAGATATCTCTATCGTCTGGTAAACCATTCTCAAAATAAACTTGTTGTGTCACTATTTCTTTGTTTTCGTAGTCAATAGCAAGAATGTCATCTGAAAAAACCATACGTTTTCCTATTTTTACCCACACTCTAAATTTCGGTATCATGCCAAATCCTCCTTCTGTTCATCCCCCTAAATTGCTAAATGCGACTTCCCATCTATAATCACCATACTTCAATACAATGTCTTTTAAAATTTTCCCTTTTGAAATTTCGATTTCTTGAGTGAATTCCAAGCCCTGTTCAAATGTAAAGATTTTAATGTCAACATTAAATTTTTCAGAGATTTCTATGTAATTGTCTGGGATAGCGCGCCATGTCTGCGTAAAATTATTAAGCTCGATGATAAGAAAATCATCATCAAGATGAATTTCAAAACTTTCACCGTCGATAAAAGCACGTTTTGTGCCATTGATGTAAAAATAAGAGTTTGATGAAGTGAAAATGATTAGCTCACCATCTGTATCTTCTTCGATTGTGACATCACCAGCAGCTTCAAACATATATTTCAAAGCCGATTTAATATTTTCTGCATGTCCTCTTAGTTTAATTGTTCCTTCTGCAAAATTTGGCATCTTTATTCTCCATAATCCTCTTCTTTAACAAACACCCCTTAGTCACGATCTGTGACCTCCTTTTCTACAGTAATTGTAAATTCACGGTCATTTATGTTTAAAGGTAGAACTACCCCTGTTTTTGAATCGTCTTTTAGCAAATCCAATACAATTTCTAAAACTTGCTTACCTAAAATCAATTGTGTCTCTAAAATATTTTGCTCATCTTCCATCACTTCAACTCCTTGTCCTTAATTTCTCCAGTAAGTCTATTTTCTAAAATGTGACTTGTATAGCAAATATCGTTTTTATAAGTATAGTGATCAACGGTTTCTTCAACCCATTGATTTTTAGTGTACGGGTATCTGTTTGGTTGTTTCAATTTATGACCTCCTCCTTCAATTTAAGCTCAATCTCTAAGTAAAAGCTTTGATCAGGTATCTCCAGTATCGCTGTAGTGGTTTTACCATCAGAACCAACGATAATTTCTCCGATTGCCAAAACTAAGTCTCCAATTGTGCTATTTAGCGTAAGGCTCATCACTCCACCTCCTCAATCTCAATCCCTGGACAATCAAACACCCAGCCGAAGTTTGCGTCTTCTAGTTCTTTTTGAGTACCTTTATAATTCCTAGCTGTTATATCTTGACTAAAATAAAGAGTACTCCCTGATTGCGATTTGACCAAAGGCTGCCTATTTTTTAAAGTCACCAAATACCGCTTCTCTTCCTCGACCTCGTAGCCGAATTGGTTCATGTTGACGAGGGTTTTGAATGCTTCTCTTGAACAACCGAACCAGCTTTTGAATTCGGATTTTTTTTGATTATCCCACTCATAGATGTATTCCCAAATATTATAGTCTAAATTATCCTTGTTTGCTTCATACCAATCAGCCACACACTGCGGAACTATGACTTTTTCACGTTCAACCATACCCTCAATTTTACCTTGCTCGTAGCCCTCTCGCCATTTTGCATGGCTAAAATCCTGTTCAAATTCGCTCATGATAGCCTTTAACCAAACCTCTCTATCATGCAATGGCAATTCTCGCAATCGTGCTAGTATGTTCTTTACGTAGCGTGGAGCTTCATCTGCGTGACCTATTTCGGATTCGGCTAGCTGTTTCAAGTCTTCTAGAAAAATTTGACGAGCTAGCTCTGCTCCTTCAGCATCCCATACACCCTCAAGTTTTTTATACTTCTCAATTAATCGCTGTACATTCATCTTAGTTTCCTCTATAAATCAAATAAACTGCAATAACTACCTGAGCCATGCTTGGCGAATAGCCAACCCAATCATCAAACTCCTTAGATTTTGGCAACCAACCCTTAGTAGCTCCCAAATCATAGTCTGTAGGCTTTTCATCAGCGAAGATGCATTCCATCGCTCCCATAAACGTCATACCATCTTCTGCCATTTCCCAAAAATAGTCCGCCCGGTCTTTCACCGCTTGTGGTAAATCTTGCTTGGGAGGTTGCGGCTTCCCGTCTTCTACCGTCCAGTTGTATACTTCATTAACTTTTTGCTTTAACTCTTCCATCATCTTCCAACTCCTCCGCTTTCCGTCTTAATTCTCATTATCTTCCTCCTCAATTTTAATAACGGCCCTACCGTTTGGGTGTCGTCTTTGGTGTGATGTGTAAGTGTAATACTTTAACATCCTTTCAGTAATTCCTGTCTCGCTACTGATCTGCGCTAATGTTCCAAGCGTAACAAACACATCACCTTGATATAATGCGTAGTCAGCCATCTGCTCCTCATTTCTTCAAATACTCAGGGATTTCATGACCTCAATCTCAACCTCTATCCGTGGATTTAGACTGTAGAACTTGCCTACATCATGTAGCGCTATCTGACCGTCGTCCTGGAAGACGATCCCTGACATGCTATCATATAGCGCTTTTTCGTAGTTATCTATGTCAGGCTTTTTGCCTACTGGTATAATTTCATCCAGGAGGGCCTGTTGGTTCTTCTTGACTTTAGAAATGTACTGAGGAGGTTTGATATAAAATCTAAGCCGTGCCCTCAAAGCTCCCTCAAGGATAGGCTGACCCATGTACTGATTAGCAATGAGCAGCTGGCAATGATTGCGCCATGTTTTCATATCCTTGTCTTCGTAAGTTGTGGTAAAACTCCCACGTCTTGCAAACCTTGGCCGTGATTGAGGTTTAGGCTCAATGTTCAGGGTCAATTTCATTCAAGAGCCCCCTTAAATCCTGCCATCTCAAAGAGATTTTCTCTGTTTTCGTTTACGAACTCAAAGAATTTTTTAACCTCTTGTAGCGTCTTGATGTTGCTCTTGACTCGTGTTAATGAGGTGAAAAATACATCATTTTTGGGAATTGCCTTAACTTTGCACTTGTAGACCGGTTCAAAAAGGTCACCATTGTCATCTAGTGTAGGAGCCGTGTCTTTGTTATCAAAGCTAATGCTCATATCATAGTTTAGAGTCGTAACGACCTCTATTTTTTGTTTCTCAATGATGATAGCAATACGTTCTGTCGCATTGATTTTACTTGCCATGTTCTTTCTCCTGTTAAAAAAGTGTCGTTTGCAAAGGGTACACATCTTCAAACGGTACTCCAAGTCTTAGACAGTCTCGTTTGATGTCCAGTGTAGAGATGACGTACTTGACGCCGTTGTTTTTCTTGTCATAGTGTGGAAAAGTGTACCCGTCATTTTCAATTTTGGTTTTAATGTCCGTTTTGGTTTCAGGTTTCCAATCCACCCAATCCGTCCACTCCATTCTTGTCCTCCTCAAACTTTACAAACGTTAGCCAGTGTGTGGTGCCTCTTTGCTGACCAAATAAGGGCTTGAATGGTATCACCTCTAGTAATTTCTTTACATTTATCTGACGGTCAGACCATTTAAAGACTAGTGTGCCGCCAACTTTTAGAACTCTCAGACATTCTTCAAAACCCTTGGCCAAATCTTCCGACCAGGTAACTTTGTCCAGCTGTCCATACTGAGCTTTCATTATCGAATTAGGTCCAGCCCATTTTAGATGTGGTGGATCAAACACAACTAGATTAAATGTGTTGTCTTCAAAAGGCATGTCACGAAAATCACCGATAATATCAGGGTCTACATTGACCTTTTTGTCATGTATCTCAAATGTTTCTTGCCTAATGTCCATAAAAATTGTGTGACTTTCGTTTTTATCAAACCAAAACATACGACTGCCACAGCAAGCGTCAAGAATTTTAATTTTTGACATATATACCTCCTAAAACGGCAAACCGTCATTTGGGAGGTCAAAGGGGTTAGGATCGGTAAAAGGTGAGCTATTCCCATTTTGGAAACTGTTGCCTTGTCCGTGCTGACTGTTGCGACTCTCTAGCAGAGCTACACTCTCAGCGATTACTTCAGTCACATATCGACGCTGACCGTCTTTCTCGTAAGACCTAACTTGTAAGCGCCCTGTGAGGCCAATAAGTGAGCCCTTGCTGCAATACTGAGCAATGATGTCAGCTGTACCTCTCCAAGCTTGAAAATTGATAAAATCAGCCTCACGCTCTCCATTTTCGTTTTTGAAATTGCGATTGACTGCAAGCGTACCCTGTAAACTAGATACATTATTAGGCGTTTTTCGTAGATCAGGAGGCGCTACAAGCCTCCCAACCAGTGTGACGTTATTGATCATCTGATTTGTCCCCCTCTAGTGCTACGCTCTCCCAAGAGATACCCTAAAAACATCCATAGGATAGCCATCCCAATCTCTTTGATAAAATCATTCATTATTTCTCTCCTTTGCATTCATAACATACATTTTGACCTACATCTTTTCCCTTGATTATTGATAAGCTACCACATTTCTCACAGCTGATTATGAAACCTAAACCATTTGAATTAATACTGCTTATATTGTTCTCTGAGGGAACTTTGTAAATAATCAATGCGGATGTATGCCAATATTCAGCACTGACTCCACTGTCAGCGACAGCAGACACATTTGATTGAAATTTGATGTCAATCAACTTAATGCCTGGATTTTCGGCAAGCCAGCTATTTATTTGGTCGTCAATCGCCTCATGATGTGGATAATCACATGAAAAAAATACGGTTTTAATCATATTCCCCTCCTGGATTGTGCCACCAGATCATCAGGTCTTCCTGATTATCTCTGATGTACTGCTCAAATATTTCAAAGTGGACGATAGCATGTTTTAAGCGTTGCATACCCTCTCCAGATTTTGAGCAAAAGCTGAAAACTTTAAAGACAGGCTCAATCATGTCAATAATTTCTACGACTTGGCCATTGAGGTTCCAGACGCTATCCTCTCCCACCTTAAAATCTAGGATAAACTCATCCCCTAGGTTGTGGATAACATGCAATTTCTTGCCGTCCGAGTAGATGGCTACGCTGTCAGATATTTTTCTGATGTCCATGGTTACCTCCCCATTGACTCTGGAGAAATATCCAAGATTTTTCTATCTCCAATTTCCTTTTTTTCGCCATACAGAGTCGCTAATAGGTCCTCTATTTTTCCTATTAACTCATCAGGCACCCCATATTCAGCCAATTCTCCTGAAATTTTTTCAATTTCTGTCATACTTACCACCCACATTGTTCATTTAGTTCAGCCTGAGTTAATGGCTCGATACGTTGATAACCCCTGACTTGATAGTTCTTTTTAAAATCAAATCCGAGTTGACTTAGACCAGCCTTGAAACGGTCTTTTTCGGCTGTGTCTACAAAATACACCTCTAAAGTCATTTTTTGGGCATATCGTTTTAGGTCATTTTCAGCCCCTCTAAGAGCGTTAGGCTCATTTTGGAGGATTTGTCCACCGTCCAAGATTTTGCCCGTTTCTGGGTCAAAATTTGGGGTTTCCGTTGATTTTGGAGCCTGTTCTTGCTGTTTGGTTTGTTGGGCTGCTAAAAGTTCCTGACTTTCTCGCTCTGCTCGTTCTTGAGCCTGTCTGATTTCTTCCTTTTGCTTTTCAAACTCATAATCAGCTTTGATTTGTCCAAAGACTTCAGCAAGAGTCAAGTCTTTCAGCTGTCTAATGTAAGGTGAGTCAGTCATGCCATACTCAGCACATAACCCTGAAATAGCTGACTTGGCTTTTTCAAATTCTTGTTGTTTCTGAAATTCAAATGTGACCATGTCATCAAGTGACTTCATAGTGGCTTTTTTAAGCGTCACGCCATCTGCCATAAAATCGCTAGCTTTGACATACTCAAGGGCCTTTTCATCAAAGAGACGAGGATCCAGCATGTACTCAGCCGATTTGTTGGCTAGGTAACTCTTAACCGTATCTATTTTTAGTTGTCTTTGATGTTCTTCGATTTCCTTGATACCTTTGTCAAATTCACTAACTACGGTTGCAAATGGGTCAATAATTGACTTAGCATAACTATCCCATGTGTTAGCTGTCTCTGATAGTAAGTTTTTAGTGTCAATACGGATACGATTTTTAGACTCAATTAACTTGTTAAATTCAGCCCGCTTTGCCTTGTCGTCTTTGAGAGTTCCAGCTGTAGGAATATAGTCCTTGTACTTCTCAGTAGCCTCTATGAGGTCTTTTTCAAAAGACTCTCTAGTAAGTTCATCCGTTGTGATCATCTCATAGATTTTATTGATTTTCTTATCATCAATAACCTGTAATTCTTGCATGTTGTCCTCCTAATATTCAAGTTCACCGTCTAGCAATTCGCCCTGGATTGTTTCCTCAGTTTGAGCAGGTTCGGGATCTGCATGATTTGCCTCTTGCTCTTTGTTGAATTGCTCAATTTCAGCCATCTTGCGTGCTACGACATCCTCACGGCTTTCTTGAGGAGTGACGTCTTTAGGTGTGTTATCCAGCTGAATTTCGTCAGCCTCATAGCTTGCTCCAAGCTCGGCAGGAAACGCCTCACGGTAAGCTGACACTAGAGCTACTTTTCGTATCATGACACAAGGCATAGTATCCCAGTTATTCTCACCTATTGGCTTACCGTATGAGTTCATCACTGGATAAGTAACATCTTTACCTTGTTGTGTCAGTTCCTTAACTCTTGCACGTATTTTAGAATTGTCGTACTCCTCAAAAGATACTTCTGTTTCCGTTGGGTAAGTACGGTCTTTGCGGTACACCTTAGCCCAACCACCAAGAATTTCAGCACCTTTAGGAATAAATGCTCCTTTTGAGTATTTAATTTCACCATCCATCAGATAGATTACGCCTGCCTCTTTGCCATCAAATTGCGGGTGACTATCTGCTTTCTTTTCAAAAGCTGATTTGGCAGTGACTATCTGGGCTGGCTGAGTTCCATACTTGATAAAATAAATTTCTTTTGTAAATGGATTGAGGTTTTGGGCTTTGGCTTGAGCTATAAAATAGGCAAGCTCCTCATCACTAGCTTTTCCTTGTGGGTCAAGATACTTTCTGATAATACCGCTATTAAGTAGCTGTGGGTTGGTTAAAAAGTCGCCTTTTGCTTCTACAATTTGATTATTCGTCATTTCCTTCTACCTTTCGTTGTGTTCTCTATTCATAGGCTAACAATCTCCTACATAGATCCATTGACCAGCGCTGAAAATCCAATCAGCTGGGTCAAGTTCTTCTCGTTCTTCAGGCGGTTGCATTATATCTCTGTCGTAATCAAACATGAGCATACACCTTCCCAAGCTCAAGCACTCGTTTCACATATCTGGCCTTTGACGTTAGCCCAAGATCCAGCAATTCGTTTTTTTCTTCATGATTAGCCAAAAGCCATACACGGTTTTCAAGTTCAATTCTAGTCATCTTCCTGCTCCACATCTTCAATTTTCACTTCGCTATTTAGACGTTTCATGGCTTCATCTACCGACTTGCCGCCCAGGACGTCCTTGAGCATGTGGCTTACATCGTGCATTGTTTGAGCCTTCGCCTTGCTTCTTTCAGTCTCTGGCATCAATCCGACATCTTGTAGAGCCAGAAAGGCTAAACTGATATCGTGCATTTCTTTCTGAAGCTGTTTGATTTTTTTGATTGTTTTTAGTACTTTAAACATATTGTTCTCCTTGTTCTTTTTCTTTGTAGATTGCCAATTGTTGCTTCAAGTCATAGTTTTCTTGCTCGAAAGCAAAGCGACGCTTACGCTCCTCAAATAGGTCGATCATGAGTTCGACCGCTACCTCTCGCCAGTCAAGGTTGACTGCTTTAAGAACTACTTCAAGTCTGAGTTTTAACTTGGTAAGTAATTTCATTAAGCTACGCCCTCCTCGTTAGATTGCTTGTTCATGCCTAAAATAATGTCATAGTACGAATGACCAGCAGGGATGACATAGCCTGTCAAATCATCAACTTGAGAACCATCTGCCATGATGTTTACAATCCGTGGCTCCCATTCCTTTTTTACTGTTTTCATGATATAATTACCTCGTAAAGTATTTTGCTTAGTCCCTCAATGGAATTGCCGTTCCAGAGGGGCTTTTGTTTTTATCCTGTCAAGTATTCCTGATTAAGGAACTTATTGATAAAATACTGTTGTCCTTTGCCTGTGACCCCCTCGTCCTGTTTGCTGCTCATTTTTGAGAAGCAAAAAATCTTGATTTTCTGTAAAGCCGTATTCAATCATTCTATTGAACCAATCGGCATATTTTGTTTTGACTCCCAGAGCTTCATGAAGTTGTCTTCCGGAAACAACAGGCTCATGATGGTCATTCAGGGTTACGTTGATGAGTTCGTTCATAGTATTCCTTTTATTCCTTCCTCCTATTGAGTTACTTGAGAAGTATCATGAATGGCTTCATAGCTAAGACGCTTAAATTCTTCTGAGTCTATCTGAAAATTGATAGGCTTTTTTTGTAAACACTCAAGAAAACTAGTGTTTCTTAAAAGTTTTTCAACTAACTCAGGGTCTGCCTTTACAAAGGTGGACTCTTTTTTCCCACTATACGGATATCGTCTTGGTCTCATTTTTTCTCCTTTCCTATTTTTCAAAGTCCTAAAATTGAAATTTCTCTCTTTTATTTTTTAGAGAAGTATTAGTTTGTTGTAAGTTAGTAGTTATTACTAAGTTAGTGCCGTTAGGCTTAGATTATTGTATAGTTAGTACTTGTTGTATAGTTAGTACTTATTAGAGGGCAATTTTACACATGGCAATTTTACACATGGCAATTTTACACATGGCAATATTTTCCAACTGTATTTTTAAACTCCGTTATCTGTGGATAACTCTTTCTCAAGATTAGTTTTTAGATACTCAAAGTAATCATCTGAAATAGGCATATCTGAAAAAAATCTATATACCGTTACGCCTTTACCTCTGCCTAACCCTAAGCGATATACTCTGAGATAGCCTGCTTTCTCTAAAAGCTTAAAGTGCTCATCTACGGTGCGCCTGCTTATTCCTAGACGTCGTGCAATCTCGTCAGGATACACAACCCAATCAGACTTATTCATCAAGATTACTGTAAGGATACCTATCGTTGTTGCCTTTAAACGTTTGTCTTGAGCATAAGCATTATTCAAAGATGTGTAATTCCCATGAGTATTCCTGATTATATACTGCATACCTCATATTTAATCCCCTTTCTCTCCACTTATTTTCAATCATTCTTCCCCATTTCTATTTTTTTGTTACGGTTAAACCGCAATATCAGGTAAAAAAATAATATCATCTACTGATACATCGAAAACACTAGCGATTTGATATGCTTTCGAAACACTAGGCTCTGTTATCCCACGTTCCCAATGCCCCCATGTATCAACTGATACATTCACAGCTGCTGCCGCATCACTTTGTCTCCAGTTTTTGAGTGTTCTTAGTGTTTTTAATGTCATTTTCGACACGTTCCTACCTCCTTATTTTTCTATTTGTTCCTCGCAATTCTGCTATAATGTAGTCAGAAAGGAGGGAATGTTATGACTGATCACCAGCTAGAAACTTCTTTAATCGTCCTTGGCAAAGAATTTGATAGAACCAAGAAAAACGGAAAAGAAAGTTTTAGTGTTCATGTTTCTTTTTTTGATGGTTTAGATGCTAATCAGCATCTTCAAGAGTTTGCACGACAATATCCCGTAAAGATTGACCTTTCGAACTCTGACCAAATAACTTTTCTAATAAAGTAATATCGTTTAGAGGGAAGGGATTGGTTTCAACTCTATCGTTAAACGTTAAAACAACTTCACACTTCTCCAGATAATGATTGGTAAATTCCACTCGCTCAACTCCGTCGAGAAACATTCCATCGACGAATACAGCAGGGTGGTTTTTTCTTGCCGTCAACAATACATCATGCTCTGATGTATTTACTGATATAGTTCTGTTAGTTGCCATTTGTTTCACCCTTTCTTTAGATAGACCGTCCTAGTCTTTTAGAAATGATTTCTACATCTGAGTCGTCCAGTTTCAACTGGTCGGCTTTTTCATTTAAACGAGCTTCGACAGCTTGGTTGATTTCAAACCATTCTCGTTTTGTAAACTGGCTTCTGAATTTTAGAAATTCGTTTATTGTTTCTTCCATCCGTCCTCCTTTCTGTTTGTGATATAATGAAATCAAAAACGAGGTAATTCTGATGTTTAGTTTGATTGATATTTTGAATATTTCTGCCGCCTGGCTTGGTGCTATTACTGGTGTTGTTAGCTTGATTTACTCTTTGAAAGTCAATAGAGTGAAATTGAGTATTTCTAAATTCCATAAAAAGAGAATGAACGAATACTCTTGTTATCAATACAGTTTTGTTTTGTCTAACCAATCCAACTCAAATGTCGTAATCAAAAATATCCAACTGTTTGACAAAAACGGAAAAGAAATTTTTGACAACGGATTTAATACAGCTATTGCTCTCCCTGAGAAAAAATCAGACCCTTTTGGTTTGATTAGTAGTACGCAGACCTTTTTTAACGTAGAATGGTACTCTACACCATTTGAAGATGAAATAGAATTAAATCCATACTCGTTTGAAAAGTTGTCATACTACCTTAACGAACCTCCACATACTATCAAGGTCAAGACCAACAGACAAATTCATTATCTTTCTAAATCTAAATCATTCCATCCTGTCTTTAATAAAGCAAAATAGATTTATTACAGCACAAACTACATTTACGATTGTTACTATGATTAGTCCTAGTTCGTTCATTCTATTCTCCTTTCTTAACGAGGTAATTCTGATGAAAGTAGGGTACTTACTCTGCTTTTTTTAAAATTTTCAAAAGTATTGAAAGTCCACCAGCTAACCCAGCTAGATACCCTCGTCCGTAGTCTGTCGATAAGAATTTCAATAATTCAATTGTTTCTTCTTCAGTCATATTCTACTCCTATCAGTAAATTTTTTCTCTTGATTGTCATTTATGCTCAACGAAATCTTAGAATCTACTTCATCCAACTTCTCAGCAATATATGTCACAGTCCTCAATATCTCGTTGAGGGCTGTTCTTTCTAGTTCGTTCATCTTCCCACCTCCTTGTCTTTTTTATTTTGCTCTTGGAGCAACAACCTGCCAAGGATTCGAACCTTGGTGATACCAATCAGGCTACATTTAATTTATCAAGCATTCCTGCAAATGCTGCATCAAAACGAATGTCATCGATTTCCTCTTGAGTGAAACCAGCATCAAGAAGGTAACGCTCTTGGCGTTCAATCTCATCTGCTAACTCTGTCCATCCAAAAGCGAATTGACGGCAGTTAGTACAGAATGTTTCAAGTTGGCTGTAGAGGAAGTTTTCCTCGTAAGTACCTTGGATTAAAGTTTCCTTAGCTACTGCTTTGAAGATGTTGATTGCTTTCTCGTTTAATGTGTTCATGGTGTTTCCCTCCGGTTTGTTATTTCCTTAAGCTTGATTATATTATACTGCGGTTTAACCGCAATGTCAAGTGTTTTTTGCGTTTTTTTCGCAATTTTTTATTTTATTCTTTACTTTTTTGCGTTTTTGCCGTAAAATATACTATATAAGGAGGGGCGGAAATGAAAGTCGAAAATAAAGAAATTTTTGCCAATAATCTAAGTTTTTACATGGAGCAAAAAGGGGTAGACAGAAATACATTATGTGCAGACTTGGATTTAAAATACACTACAGTTCGCGACTGGCTGAAAGGAATAACTTATCCTCGTATTGGTAAAATTGAACTTTTGGCAAACTATTTTAATATAAATAAATCTGACCTTATCGAAAACAAGATTTTTACCGCACAACCGTCAGACTCCCTTTTAGAAGAAATTACAAATACAGCTCGAAAATTAAATACTGACAATAAAAAAATCGTGCTACGGACATCTGAGGAGCTTCTGGAGAGTCAAGAAAACGAAGAAGAAACGAAGATAAACGAAGTATCGGAGAACATCATCAGACTGGACGACTACAGACAGACTACTTACCGACGTGTTACTGGGGTTGTCTCTGCTGGTAGTGGTTCGATACAGGACGACGATTTAGATATGGAGGTTTCGTTCTATGAGGATGAAATCCCAGACGACTACGACGCTATCGCTTATGTCGTCGGCAACTCTATGGAGCCAAAGATAAAGAATGGTGACTATCTTTTTATAAAGAATACCCAACAGGTTGATTATAACACTATCGGCATCTTCCAAGTAGACGGCGCTAACTATGTTAAGAAACTGCGTCAGGGATATCTGGAAAGCTTGAATCCAGATTATGAGGATATACACCTAGACGAAAGCAACGACATCCGAACTATTGGGGAAGTTGTCAGTGTGTATAGGGAGAAATAACATGAGTAACGAAAGTAGACCGATGGAAGTGATTAAACACAACCTAGATTGCAAATGCCACAGACGAAGAGAGTGGATTAGAGTAAATGATAAATGGCATGCTATCGAGTTTTCGGTAGACGATCCAAACGAACCTCCTATGACAGAGGAAGAGAAAGCCAACGTGGCCTTAATTCTTCAACAACACTTATCGAAAGAATAAAACCAACTGTTTCCAAAATGGAAACAACTACTTGACAAAAACTAAAAAAAGAAGTACACTAATAATGTCAAAAGCCTTGTTCGTCAAGGATACGATATTTATTTATAAAGCCTTGTTCGTCAAGGACAAAACGGTCTGGTGTACTTCTAAGAGGTACACCTTATTTTATTATCCGGAGCAATAATATGAAATTTCAACAAGGCGAAGTTTATCTAATCAACTTCCCACAAAAAGGTGGGAATGAATTTTACGGAAAACACTACGCTATCATCTTAACAACTCCTGACAAAGTTGATGGAACGCTCCTAGTAGCACCTTTAACTGGTAAAAAATCAGGAAAGAAATATCGTGGTGGTATCACGATTGAAAATAGTAAATATCAAAACACTCCGTCCAAGCCCAAAGCCTATGCTTATGTCCGAAAAATCCAAGAAATAGACAAACGGAAAATCGTCTATAAAACAAAGAAAAAGACTGATAGTGATGGACAAGTAATGCTAGATGCAGCAGGAAAAGAGTTATATGATAAAGTTTATAGACCAGCTTACAAGCTAGATACAAACGACCATAAAAAACTACTAGACAAGATAAAAGAAGTTCTTGGACTAGATTTATATTAAATAAAAAATTGACGTTTTTAAATAATTATATTACAATACAGCTATCAGGAGTTTAGCTCCATAAAGTTTAGGTTTGGATTTTAGATCCATAACGTGATGGTAGCCGTATTTGATACGGCTACTTTTCTTTTTATCTAGCAACTGTTTCCATTTTGGAAACAACTCAAAAAAGCCCCACGCTCTCAAAGTTTGGCGACTCTGAGCGTGAGGCATGTGACAGGAAAAGATTTTCATGGAGATAACCTCTCATGATGTCTTTTCTTGTACCCATTTTATCATTTTTTAGGAAATTTTGAAAGAGGTACTACTATGATAACAACAAATAAAGTAGCTATATATGTCAGGGTATCGACGACAAACCAGGTTGAGGAGGGATACTCTATAGATGAGCAAAAAGACAAGCTCTCTAGCTACTGCGACATTAAAGACTGGAATGTATACAAAGTATATACTGATGGAGGTTTCTCAGGATCCAATACTGACAGACCAGCGCTAGAAAGTCTTATCAAAGACGCTAAAAAAAGAAAATTTGACACAGTTCTAGTCTATAAGCTGGACCGTCTTAGCCGTAGTCAAAAAGACACGCTTCACTTGATTGAGGATGTATTCATCAAGAATGGGATTGAATTTCTGAGCTTGCAGGAGAACTTTGACACCTCTACTCCTTTTGGTAAGGCTATGATTGGACTCTTGAGCGTCTTTGCTCAGCTAGAAAGGGAGCAAATCAAGGAACGCATGCAACTTGGGAAAATAGGACGTGCCAAGGCTGGAAAATCCATGATGTGGGCTAAAACATCCTATGGATACGACTACCACAGAGAGACAGGAACTATCACTATCAATCCAGCTCAGGCTCTGGCCATTAAGTTTATCTTTGAGAGTTACCTGAGAGGGAGATCTATTACTAAGTTGAGAGATGATCTAAATGAGAAATACCCAAAGCATGTGCCTTGGAGCTATCGGGCGGTCAGAACCATACTCGATAACCCTGTCTATTGTGGTTTCAATCAGTATAAGGGAGAAATTTATCCAGGTAATCATGAGCCGATTATTTCAAAAGAGGAATACGATAAGACTCAATCTGAGCTAAAAATAAGACAAAGAACAGCAGCAGAGAATGTCAATCCTAGACCATTCCAAGCTAAGTACATTTTATCCGGTATCGCCCAATGTGGATATTGTGGCGCTCCTTTAAAAATTATGTTAGGCGTAAAGAGGAAAGATGGGAGCAGGTTAAAAAAATATGAATGCCACCAAAGGCACCCACGAACGCTGAGAGGCGTTACTACCTACAACGACAATAAAAAGTGTGACTCAGGATTTTACTACAAAGACAAGCTAGAGGCCTCTGTGCTAAAAGAAATAAGCAAACTACAAGATGACGCTGATTACCTGGACAAAATATTTTCAGGAGACAATGCTGAGACCATAGACCGTGAGAGCTATAAGAAACAAATAGAGGAGCTATCAAAGAAACTGAGCAGACTTAACGACCTCTACATAGACGACCGTATCACGCTGGAGGAATTACAGAGCAAGTCAGCCGAATTTATAAGCATGAGGGGGACTCTTGAAACTGAACTAGAAAACGATCCAGCACTCAGAAAGAACAAAAGAAAGGCTGATATGAGGAAACTGCTAAACGCTGAGAAAGTCTTTTCAATGGACTACGAAAGTCAAAAGGTGCTTGTTAGAAGACTTATAAACAAGGTTAAGGTGACAGCTGAGGACATTGTTATCAATTGGAAAATATAA